AGAGTATAGTAAAGCGATGAGTTGGCGTAATGCCTTGGCCCATCCTTCTTTAGAGTCTGCAACCGAAATAGTAGTTTGAGAATCAAACAACTGATCTGGCACTTCAGGTAACTGATCGACATATTTGTGCTCCACAGAAAAGCCTACACCTGTGCCACAGAGTAGGATGTACATGGCCTCATCAAAGGCTTTAGGGTCATCAACGGGCAGATAAGAACAGTTGTAACCAGCGGTGTTATCACGGTCAAGAGCCTTACCTGCTGTCATAATAGCCCTCATAGAAGGCATCACTTCTAGGTTCTTGACTGCACTGATAAGTTCTAGGCGTAGGTCATTGTTAGGACTCCACTTGTAGTTCTTGTCTAGGTGGTCAAACATGAAAGCAAAGTAACGGTCTACTGACTCGTCCCAATGCTCTCGGCGGTTTTGATCAGGTATGAACCGGCTGTACCGGCTCTTGGCAATAAAGGTGCTATAGGGTGTCATCTAAATCAATCTCCAATTCATCAAATTTATCTTCTATCTTATCTGCAAACTTCTCTATTAGTTCTTCTGAAGAAATATCTAGCACTTCCAAGATTGTAATTTCGTCTAACTTCTTCATTCTCTCCATTATATCTCTAATCGTCAACGACATAATCTTTTCAGTGCTTCATCAAGCCCTGCCTCCCAGTTAGTATAAGGTTCATAACGTATAAGTTCCATTGAGTCGTACCATGTAGTCTTGTCTGTACCAGTAGGCAGGTAAAACCATCCTGTCTTTGATGCAGATCCAACCAAGTTCAATGTCCTTACCCCAAGTGCTCCTGCTAAGTGCGCTACACCAGTGTCAACAGTTACGACTGCCTTCAATGACTGTATCTTCTTAGCCGTTTCAAGCCAACTTCTACCATCCAAGTTCTCTGGCATAAAGTCAGGCTGAATCTGTAATGATACCACTTTGTGCTTCTTTGTCAACTGATTATAGAACTTTTCTGCTAAGTTTCTAGGAATAACTTTGGCACTAGCGTTCCATGAATCATTGTCACTGTACCAGCAAAACCCTATCTGGCTAGTCTTCTTTACACCCTTAAACTTGAAGTAGCCAGCACTGCCATAGACGGGGCCTCCATCGTCCATAGGGAACAGATTGTACTGTAGCAACAGAGCCGGTATAGACATCACCTTGACCCGCATTGCCGGTACTTGGCAGTTCTCATCAGCTAGGACACCATCAACACCATCGAGCGAGGCTATTAGGTTCATCAGTGGCTTTTGCATATAGACACTAACAGACTTTACTGGCAGCTTCTTAAGCAGAGGTATGAACCTAGAGAACATGATTGTGTCGCCAACGCCTTGCTCGTTAGTGACTATCAGGTGTCTATCTCTAACATCATACCCTGGTTCCCAGATGATGGATCTAGACAGTGGTGTCTTCATCCCAAGGGCAAACTTAACCTTGCGAATCTCACGGCACTCATACAGGTTAAAGCCCTTGCTCCACTGAGCCTCTTTTAGTAGACCATAGGCCCTATCAAGATCACGCTGACTCATTTGTAATACACAGCCTTTATCTTGTCGTAGTTTTCGATAGCGTACTCAAGATAGTGTTTTGCCTTCTCAAGGTCCTCTTTGCCGTTCTTCTTAGCGTGACGCTGAACATACTTAATCACATTACACAGCCAAGGGTCCATCTGCCAATCAAGGAAGACATCCCAAGGCTGAATCTGTGTCTTGTAGTGGTTCCCACCAATCTGCCTAGCCTTGATGTAGTCCGCTAATGTTTCAAGCTGCTGTGACATGAGCGTGTTCCTTCACGGCTTTGGTTGACTTTGACCAAGTTCCACAGTGGGTACATTGGAATCTTTGGAAGGTTCCTGTGGTCGTATAACTGAAGCCTCTTTTCTGTAGTTTGGCGTTTCCGCAGGTGGGGCATCCAGTGGAATTATACAGGTTACGATTAGGATGGTTTCTACCAAGCCAAGGGAGCAAACGCTCATAGACTTTCTCCAATAGAATAACGTCTTGTTTGTTGTACTTCTCCATCACTTTCCAAGCATCAGGGTCTTTGTTCATGCACTTAACCCAGAGTTGATAGCCCTCATGCGATGCCTTCTTGCCAAGGTCGAGCCTCTGTGCGATATGGTCTAGCTTATTGCTTGCAAAACGAAACTCTTTACGAACTACCTTTAGCAAGTCAATCTGCTTATACGGAGCAGGCGGTGCTAGATGGTGCAGCAGGAACTCCTTGTTCAGCACAGGAATGTCAAAGCGAGTGCCATTGTAGTGGCATACTGCATCGGCTTCAGAGATCAGGTCATGTATCTTACGAAGCATGAACTTAGGCTTTGTATCTTGCACAGAAGAGAACATCACCTCTTTAGAGCCGTACCACTTAGCAGCCCAACACAGAACATAAGACGACTCTAACAGATGGTCTGGGCTGATGTACTGGTCACGAAGGCCCCAAATATGTGCAGTGTTGGGGCTTGTTTCGATATCAAGCATCAGTAGTTTCATTGGTCATCCTTGTTTAGTGCTTCGATGTAGTCCTCTAAGATTTCATCAGTATTAACTTCCCTGTTGAAGAAGTCTTGGAAGAGGCACTCGTGACGCAGGCCTTCAATGACTACCCGCTTGCGGACACCTTCAAAGCCGGTGTGCTCAAGGAACTTACAGAACTGCCACAGAATGGTTTCCCATGTCTGGTCATCGGCGAACTCATGGAAAGACTCTATCGTTGTCTTTGACGGAAAAGGACTGTTGCTGTCGTCTTCAAAGTCACCACCTTCATAGATAAATCTAAAACTACTCATTGCTGGCTCTCCTTAATAGTTCAAAAAAGTAAACACAATCTACCACAACCAAGGGCTTATCTCTGTTTTGCTTGACAACGACAACTGGTTCGTATCCTCCTGCATTTGCTTTTGCTTGTTCATAGAATCCGTAAACAGAGATACTTGCTCTGGACTTGCATTCCAGACTAATTGGCAACTGCCGTCTGGCTGCTGGACTGAGTAGCAGATCCTCCCCCGTTGCGCCCATACTAACTGAACGGACATCATCTTGCTCTAGATTGAACTTTGCTAGGATTAGGTCCCTTACGGCTTGTTGCAGGACTCGCCCTTTTGCTTTCGCTGACGATGGCTTCAAAGCTGATTTCCTTTCTGTTTTTAATCCAAGCCTTTGGTATGTGCATCCGGGCATTGCTGCTTTCCATGCTGACCGTGCAGGCGATACAGATGGCTTCTTCTGTTTCACCAACAAGCCAACCGATGCTTTTACACGCATGGATTTCTGGTTTGACATTCTCTTGCCATTCGACATCAGCTACGGCATCCACCCACTCGATATAGATTATCGGGGCTTTCTCCAAAGTTGATTTGGCTTTCTTCGTATCCATAGTAACTGCGCCTGTTCGCATAAGTATTCCTCGTTGTTGTCATAAGCCTTCAATACTGCCTCATAGAGTTGGTCTTCAGTCTTACAGCCCTTTAGTATCTTCTCAGCCTTCTTAGGGCCTATTCCATGCAATCCCGGTATATTGTCAACACGGTCCCCAGTGAGGACTTGTGTGTAGAAATTATACAGGGTGTCATCTTCATCCACCCAAAACTTCTCATTCTTACGCATATTGTAATGCCAGCCACGAATCATGTTCAGATCCTTGTCTGTCGTGCAAATGATATAGTCTTCAGGTTCCATAGAATAGGCAGCAATACCAAGGGCATCATCAGCTTCCTGATACTGCTCCACAGAAAACCCCCAAGCCGAAGTCAGATAATCCCTAAGCAGGTTTAAATGCTTTGGCTTGTCCTGTGTCCTAGTTCCCTTGTAGGGCTTAGTCTTTGCAATACTGATGCGGAAGTTCTCATAGCCGGTAATAAAGCCTTCGGCATCAGAACAGTCAGCGTGTATGTAGACTAAGTCTTCCAAGTACTCTGAGCACTTTGATAAGGCGGTCTTTTCATCGTAGTCCTCACAGCCAGCAGCTACTGTGTAGGCTACGATGTCACCGTCTACCAAAGCAATCATTACAGGGCTTCTTCCGTTACTGGAGCGTCTTCGGCATCATAGGCGACCAGGTTATCAATGGTCATCTTGATTAACGAAGCAGACAAGCCTTTCTTGTTCTTGAAAGCCCACTCGTAAGTACCGACAACAGCAGTGCCTGAAGAGCCGTTACCGATGGCTACATCGATCAGACTAGCACCAGTCTTATCAAAAATCTTGTCCATCTGACGCACAGACTTGCAAGTAATGTAGAAGCCTTTCTCTGGCTTGTCTTCACGCTTGCGTACTTCCAGGCCAATGCCCTCAAGAGCCTTGACTGCATTCTCACTGAGATTGGTCAATTCAAGCTGATACTTGTTAGACATCTCGTTGAGTTTATTATGGTTACACCACATAACTGTGGCTTTAACTGTAACCGGCTTTGCATCACTCATATAATTCTCCTTTTAGGTTAGTGAGTAATTTTGTTAGACTTCGGTTCTGCTGCTTCAGAAATCATTATACAGGCAGTTTCTAGTATGTCAAGCATTTCTTCATACTTATTTGTTAAATCTTTACTATAGGCCACATGGATGGCCCCATCGATGACCGCTATCATCAAGGCAGACTCTGGCTCTCCAAGGTCCTTAAATTCGTCTAGTGCGTTTGACACCAATTATCTCCAATCTTGTATTCGCCGTCCAAGGGGCAGCGTAGTTTAAGGGTCCTGCCTGCTTTTCTGATGCTCTCTACTGCTAAAAACCCTACTCTTTGTGCGT